TCAGAACAGCAGGAGAGATTCTGATTGGGGATGATCTGTTAAAGGAATTGGGACAACTCAATGGTGTGGAATTTAAAGATGGTAAAGAGATCAAAAGAAAAAACAGTAATCAAATCCTAAAGCTGTTCACCAATCTCCATGGTCAACAATGTGGTAAAATCGTAGAAGTTAAAAAATAATGGGTTGTCCAACAATTCCACTTTCCTGTCTCACTCCTGAAAACATCTTTGCTGGTGTTTATCGCCCCAATTGCGGGGGATTTGCCGATCCTTCCAATTTCAAGGCTGAAAGAGCCATATTCAATTCCCAATTTGGGGAGCTTATCAATAATTATGGGGTGGAGATTGATTATTATGTGAACACCTTCAACCCAAAGGCAATGAACTCCATCTATGGGGAACACACTCTCATGTATTGGCTCGGTCCAACAGTTATCAAAGCATATATCCAGATGGAGAATGCCTCCCCAATTTATGCTCTGGCTGGTATGGATTCCCCCGATACTTTGACACTCTATTTACATATTGATGATTTTAATGTCAAATTTGCTGGACTTAGCGTATTTGATGGTGTTTTAAGAGATGAAAACAATAATCCCATATTAACGGAAGCAGGGGAGCAAATTATTATTGATCAGGAAAATGGTCCATGGGCTTGCGAACCCAAATCACAGGATAAGATCAGGGTGACACCATTTGGATGTGATAGGCCGAATGGCAGGGGAGCCAAGATATTTGAGGTTACGGAAGCTCTGGATGAAGATGCCGCTGAACTCAATCCTGCAATGGGTCATTATGTTTGGAGATTGAAAGCTGTTCGTAGTGAGCATAACTTCACCACCAATGAACCAAGGGAAAATATGAATCATCAAATTGCTGATAATTCTTTCTTCGGTAAGCTGTCTTCCACGATGTTCCCAGAATTGACGGGAATGTATCCGGGTCTTTCGGCAGCATTTTTGTCGCTATCTTCTGTTCTGGATGATAACAAGATATACACCGAAAGTTCCGATGAAATCGTGCAAAGGGATGTGTTTCCTCCATCCACGGGAGGTAGTGATGGTAGTGTATATGGGAATTATTTCTAAATAGGTAATATGGGTAGGAAAAAAGATACATATATGGGCAATCCTAATTTGCCCACAGCTAGTGCTACATTCGAATATACACCAGAGATGGTGGCTGAGATTGCCAAGTGTCGGGATGATATTTTATATTTTGCTGAAAATTATTTCTATATCATTGAGCCGGATTTAGGTAAGATTAAAATACCGTTGTTACCATATCAGAAGCGGTTGCTGAACGCATTTAGAGATAACAGATTTAATATTGTCAACTCATCTCGTCAATCGGGAAAATGTTTTGTTGGTGATACTAAAATAAAAATACGAAACAAAAAAACAGGTGAAATAGAAGAAGTTGAAGCTGAAAAGTTTTACAATTCTATTAAAAAATAGACAAATATCTAAGCGATTAGACTAAATATATACATGACGAACAAAACATGTATAATTACTGGAAAATTATTGTCAGATGGAAAAAAGTGGAAGGGTTGTCATAGTAGAACCTTGTTTTTTATATATAAAGATAATAAATTTGATTTAGAAAAAACTAAAGAAGATGTTGAAAATAACTTGATATATATTGACGAGTATGATGAATATTATTCTTGTTGGAGAGCAGCATCCAGATCATTGGGAATGAGATACAATCTGAGTGAAGTTGATAAAATATCTCTCTATGAAAAATATTTTAAACCGAATAGTAAATGTAAAAAACATGATTGTAATAATCAAGTTCCTTATGATTTTTTGAAGTATAATACTTGTTGTTTGTTGCATTATAATCAAAATTTGAAAAGTTTAAAATTAAAAGATTTTAAATACACCTGTTTAGAAGATGGGAATACATTCACAAGAATAAATCGCTTGACTAGACACCTCAAAGGTGTGCTAAACATCGATCCAGAAGATTATTATAAAAAACATATTAAAAAATGTGATAGTGAGGGATTTTGTAAATGGTGTAAAACCCCAACACGATTTAAAAATGTGCGAGATGGATACGATAAATTTTGCTACAACACATCTTGTAATGTTTTGTGGTATAATAAACATGAAAATCGCGCTAAAAATTGCGCTGAAAAGATTAGAAAAACACATTTAATCGGGGATCGTTTACCATCTCAAGAGGGATATTGGTTAAAACGAGGACATACGCAAGAGGAGGCTTATAAAAAAGTTAGAGAAACACAAGCCACCAACGCTGTTGACTCTATCATGGAAAGAAAGAAATGCTCATTGGAAGAAGCAGTTCAAATTAGAGCTGAAATAACCGATAAATGGTTGAAATCATTTAAGAGAATGAATTATTCAATGATTTCACAGAAATTGTTTGTTGAGGTTTGGAAAAGAGTGAAAGATAAATATAAAAATATTTACTTCGCAACATTAAACAATGGAGAGATTGTCAACGATGGTAAAAATCATGAGTTTAGGGTGAAAACATTTAGATCAAGTAGAAAAATAGATTTTTATATCAAAGATATTAATAAATGCATCGAATTTGACGGGACATATTGGCATGGGAAAAAAGGTAAAGGGGCTTCTGAAGAATTATTAAGGGAAAGTGAAATAATTGGAACGTTGGGGTGTAAAGTTTTACACGTTAAAGAAAAAGATTTCAATAATGATAATGAAAAAATCATAGAAGATTGTGTAAATTTTTTAAATAGTTAAATGGGGAAGATAATAGAAACCATAGATTTAACTGATTATGAAATCTGGACTGATTCTGGGTGGCACGACTTGACACATCTTCATAAGACAGTTGTATATGATGTGTGGATCATAACAACCGAAAATTTTCAATTAGAATGTGCTGATGAACACATAATTTTTAAAAATTCTGATTATGAGGAAGTTTTTTGTGAGAACTTGAATATTGGTGATAATATTTGGACGGAAAACGGTCTTGAAGCGGTTTTATCAATTGTTAAGACTGATCGTAGCGAACATATGTATGATGCGACTGTGGATAGCGAAGATCATCGAATTTTCACTAACGGTATTTTAAGTCATAATACCACATGTCTAACCATATTAGCCCTACATGAGACTTGTTTTAAGGATTATAGAAACACTATAATCGTTGCCAACAAAGAAGACACCGCGAAAATGATTTTCAAGCGTGTTAAATTAGCATATGAGGAATTGCCCAACTGGTTGAAACCCGGAGTTAAAACATGGGGTCAGGAAAGCACCGAATTTTCAAATGGTTCAACCATCGGGATTGCAACGACAAGTAGTTCAACTGCGAGAGGAAGCACTATTCAATGCCTCTTACTTGACGAATTGGCGTGGGTTGATCCCGATAGTTTGGTGGTTGATTTCATGTCTTCTGTCCTACCAACCATCTCCAGAGCAAAAACATCTAAAATATTAATCACTTCAACTCCCAGAGGAAAAGATAATGTTTTTTATAAAATGTTTGCAGATGCGTTGAAAAAAGGAACTGATGGGTGGAACGAATTTCACGCTGAAACGATCACTTGGGAGGAGGTTCCGGGTAGAGACGAAGCATGGAAATTGAAAGAAGTTGCTCGTTTAGGATCATATGAATTATTTGAACAGGAATATAATTGTCATTTTGTTGACAATAGTGAATCATCGTTGGACGAAGCATTGTTCGATAAACTTAAAATCGATTGTAAATCACCGCTCCACATCCTAAAAGACGGTAAATATAAAATATGGGAAGAATACGATCCTGAGAAAATTTATGTCATTGGGGGAGACGTTTCCGAAGGTGTTGGGTTGGATGCATCGGTTTTAGAAGTCCTTGACATCACAAACCCCAATGAAATCATACAAGTTGCGGAATATCATAATAATATGATCGGCCCATCGGAATTTACCAATGAAGTTGTTGAAATTTGTGGGCATTGGGGAAATCCTTTGCTATTGATTGAGCGCAACAACCAAGGAACCGGAGTATGTGATACCTTGGCAAATACACATATGTATCAGAATCTTGTGTCTTGGGGAGCCAAGGAAGCGCATAAGAACAAGCAGAATGGTATGATTTCCCACATCAATACCAAATACAAAGCGGTTCTCAACCAGAGATATTTTGTTAATGAAGCGCAATCCGTGGTATTCCGCAACATCGACACCCTGAAAGAGTTCAAGATGTTTGTGCGATACCCAAATGGCTCTTGGAAAGCCAAAAGCGGGGAACATGATGACCGTGTGATGGCATTTGTGTGGGCATTGATGGCTCTTTACAAGGATATAACTGAATTGTATTTTGAAGTTGAGGAACTGGATGATTGTGATAAACCTTTACGCATAAAACCCATCGATCAGGGACTTCACCAATACAGATCATCCACATCCATATACACGAATGAAGAGGTTGACAAGATTGAACACTCCAATATCTCTCCCATGCTCTTCGGAGGATTTGGGGGTGCTGCTGTCAGCGACATGGCGGAATTGGAAGCTGCGGGTTGGGCTTTACCAGATCATTCGGTGTTCTCCAATCCCGAAAGGAATATCTCTTCCGATCAATGGGCAGCAATGGAGAAATATTTCGGTTGATTTTGTGTGTTTTCATGCTAACGTGAAAGTGTGAAATGTTATGAAAATTACATCACCGATCTAAAAGATGATGAAGTGTTTGTGTTCACTTCGAATTTATTGGGGTGGCACGGGGCCGGATCAGCGGGATATGCATCTTTTGGAGAAATTGGTAACGTTTGGAGAAAATACGATTACCATTTAAAAGAGAATGGGTGGAAAGGTCGATGGAATGTGAAGGGTTGTGCTGAAGGTATCCAAGAAGGGCGAGAGGGTAAATCATATGCAATCCCATCCGTCACGAAAGCGGGAGCCAAACGATCCATACCAAAAAAACAATTAAAACAAAATATCCAAAGGTTTTACCGATTTGCGGAGAATAATCCAAAGTGGAAATTCTATGTCGCGCAGGATGCGAAGTTGGGATATAATGGTTATGATGTGGATGAAATGGTGGAAATGTGGGCAGTTGAATATCCTCCCGATAATGTTTATTTTTATAAACCATTCTATGATCTGTTAAAGGAGCGTTTCCCATTAAATATGTTTAGTGAGTAATACAGAGGTCCGACAATCGTTCTTAAATCGCAGCAGGAAGGATAAATTCCTTCTCGTTTTCGATTTGCCCCCAATTTTAAAGAGAATCCAATCCAATTACACAAGGAATGACAATACCATCATTCCCGATAGTGTGCAATTCAGCATCTATGGGACGATGGTTCCGGGATTGACCATTAAAGCGATTGCCACCCGATATGCGGGAGATACGCTTTATGTGTCAAGCCATAGCAAAGACCCTTATCCTCCCGTAAATGTCAAATTCAAAGTGGATAGCGGATATAATAATTATTGGGTAATTTACCAATGGCTGAATCTACAACATGACCAAAAGACGGGTCAATTCAATGAAAAGGGTATTATAGTGGATGGTAATTTTTCGGATTATCAGACGGATATTACGATGTATGGATTGGATGAATATGATAATAAAGTAATTCAATTTAAATATACGAAAGCTTTTGTAACATCAATCGATGAATTAGCATTCTCTCAGAATGAGACGGGTGAAATGGAGATTGAAAGCGGATTTACTTTTGTTTTCTCACAAATGCACATCAATTTACTGGGATGTGATAGATATAATCAGACTCTGAGTTGACATTTCAATTTTTCAAGGTAAAGTAATTCCATGGAAAATATATTTTTAGGAAAATTACCAACAATGGTTCAAGGAGAAGAACCATTGGGTGCAGAATTGATAGCCAAATTGGAAAAATATGCAGAAGATAATAAATTACCGTCTTTCAAGATTGTCGAGGATGTTGATGGAAATTCTGTGGCAGAGATGATTGAAAAATAGTGTGTTTTATAGAATAACAAATTTTCAGCCATAAATTGCTAAATAGTAATATGGCAACACGCACAATAAATTCGGCTGGGGTGGAGATATTTGAGAGAGATTTAAGTCTCGTCGCACAGGCGAATGTAGGGACTAATATTTTCGTAGCAGGTTATACACCTCAAGGATATTCTGATGAGGTTATCAAAATCACTTCCAGAGACGAACTGGAAGCAATCTATGGAACCCCAACCAATAGCGCAGAACGTTATTTCTATTACACTGTGAGGGAACTCCTGAATTCTCCCGCAAACATCTACACTTTCCGTCTTCCTTATGGTTCCGGTTCTGGTGATGGATTTGGAAGCCAACATTCTGCCCTTGTTTATCCCGTTGTTGCCGCAACCCCCACCGGAGTTACCACAACGAGAAACCTCGATCTCTCCGCTGGAACCTATTTCCTCGGAAAACCCTATCAGATTACCCTATCGGAAACGGAATTTGCCCAAGCCATGGAAGGAACCCTCTTTGATTGGTCTGCAACGGCATCTCCCCTTTCCTCTTTTTCCTCTGTAAAGGCAAATACCCTTTCTGCCATGGGCGGTGCTGGTATCATTGTGCTTGATAAAGCCCAAACCACGATCAATAGCCAATTTGAAGGTTATTATGTCGGTATCGCAGATAACGTAAATCTCAATCCAGCATCCAATTTTGATGCAATCACCCGCGCATATACCACAAGCCTTACTGCTGGTGTGATTTCGGATTTCACGCAGATTCCAAACGGAACGCTCCAATTCAATCTCTCCGCTACCGATGGAGGTGCCACTGGTAGTATTTCCCAAGTCATGGAGAACCTTACCGACTACAACATTGCCGATAGGGAAGACGATGACCTTCTTAACGTTGGTGTCTTCAAGCTCCGTAAGAGTGTATATGCAACGGAAGCATTCAAGCTGGATTATGTGCTTGATGACCGTATCGTGGGTTCCATTGATACTTTCAGAACTCAACTCAATCCAAATGGTGGACCATCCGTTCCATTCTTCCTTGAAACTCAGGATACCAATTCCCGCAATGTGGAAATCATGGTCAATCCATACATCTCCAACAAGTTCACCGAATCCTCGCTGGATTCTTCGGGTAATCCCACCAAGAAAATCCGTGTGGTAACTGAGAGCTTGCTTGCCACTCAATATACAAGCATCTCCGCTGCATTAGGTATTACAACCACTACCTCTACCGCCTCCGCTCTTAGTTCTAATTTAACAGTAGCTAACACATATGCACTTTCGGGTCTTTCTGAAAGCGTTGGAGTCGCAAATGCCCTGTATCCTCTGGGTGTTTACAATCCTGTCAAGATC